CACAGAATTTAATGATCTTCATGAGTTCATGAAGGATGAACATTTGGACAAGGCTTTAGCTATTACAGTTAAACTGCTTATGAACCCAGATGTTCCTGCTGCTAAAGCACCACAATTAATTATTGAGCTACAAGCAATGTCGACAAAGTTTTCTATGCTTGCTGCTGTATATTCAACGATAGCAAAAGATAAAGCGGGCACGGCAAACAATAATAAAAAGAATGTATATTATTCAGCAAAGGAGTCGATAGATAAGCTTGTGGATGCCCTCAAGTATATCGTTCGTTATAATGGCTAGAGACATAGTAAAGAATTTAAAGTTTAAAAAGTATGAAGGTAAATTTGACGTAGCAGAGTTTGCTAAGATGCTAGACGACGCATACCTTGCTACCAAAAGACCAGATGGAGATATGACAAAGAAAACTTTTAGTCCTAGTAGTTTTGGATACGGTCAAGGTAACTGCCCTCGATATTGGTACATGGCGTTCAGCGGAGCACATTTTGTAGATAACAACGACGCCACAGCCGTAGCAAATATGGCATATGGCACACAGGCTCACGAAAGACTACAAAAGTTAATTGCTACACAGTCATCAGATTTGTTTAAGGTTAACTCTATGAAAGATGTAAAGACAGAAATAGAGATTACCAATGACTACCCTCCTATTCGTGGCTTTATAGATCTTGTGATTGATTGGGATGGCGAAGAAGTAATTGGCGAAATAAAGACGGCAAAGCAAGAAGTGTGGGATACAAGGCAGGCAGAGATGTCACCTTCAGCAAATCATATGCTACAACTATTGACATATATGAAACTTCGTAATGCTAAAGAAGCATTCTTTTTGTATGAAAATAAAAACACACAAGAAATGCTACTTATCCCTATTCAGATGACTGAAAAGAATAAAGAGATTATAGATAATCTGTTTATTTGGCTATGCGAAGTATATGATAATTTTAAAGATGGAGATATCCCTATGAGGCCATTTTTAAAAACTAGCTATGCTTGCAAAGGATGTCCAATCAGAAAAGAATGTTGGTCTGGAGAAACTGGAACAGTACAAATTGAAGCATATGAGGTCCCAAAGCTATGATCTGTGCCAATAAAGAATGCTCAAAAGACTTTGATGCTAAGACCCATAACCAAAAATATTGTTCAGATGAATGCTGCCGTGTTGCAACAAACAGACGTATTATGGAAAAGTATTATGAGAAAAAGGCTATTCGAAACGGGGCTAAAAGAATATGCAAGAAATGTAACACTAGATTGAGTAGATATAATGAATCAGAAGTATGCGCTGGATGTCAAAAGAAAATAGACATTACACAAAAAGCTAAACTATTAAGGATGATAGATGAAGTTGGGTGAACTGATTAAAACTAAAGCGCATAGAGTTCTTGGTATAGATGCCTCTACTAATTCTGTTGCATTTTGCTTAATGGAAAACGATAAGCCATTAAAGTGGGGTAAGATCGAATTTGAAGGTTCTGATATATATGAAAAGATTCATGACGCTAAAGTTAAAATGCATGCTATGCTACCAGAACTTAAATCAGATTACATCGTAGTTGAAGGTGCGGTATTTGTTAAATCACCAGATGCTGTAATTAAATTGTCTTATGTTTATGGAGTCATCATTGCAGAGCTTATGTCTACTGGTGCTAAGGTTATGACTATATCCCCAACATCTTGGCAAGCATATATAGGAAACAAGAACCCAACCAAGATGGAAAAAGACAAGCTTAAATTTGAAAACCCAGGACATGCTGAATCTTGGTATAAAGCAAAAATGCGGGAAATAAGAAAGCAAAGAACTGTAGATTATTTTAATAAGAAATATAGTTTAGAATTAGATGACTTTGATGTGGCAGATGCATTCGGCATTGCTCATTATTCAAACACAGTGTTGACGGAGAGATAATGATTATTCAAATAATTGGTTTACCAGGTTCTGGCAAAACCGAATTAGCAAAAGCATTAAAAGAAAGAATAAATGCTATACATTTGAATGCAGATGAAGTTCGTGCAACTGTAAATTCAGATTTAGGCTTTTCTCCTGAAGATAGAATTGAGCAGGCACGTCGCATGGGTGAAATGGCTCGCTTAATTGCTAAACAGGGAGTCGCCCCAGTGGTAGTAGATTTTATCTGTCCCACAGAATTAACTCGTGCAGCTTTTGGTAAGCCAGATGTATTGATATGGATGGATACAATTTCAGAAGGTAGATTTGAAGACACTAATAAAATATGGGAAGATCCAGAAGCCACATATCTTTCTTTTATTGATCATCAGTTAAACCCAGAAGAAAAAGCTTCTGTTGTAATAAAGACATTTAAATTACACGACTGGTCAGAACCAACGACATTGATGCTCGGTAGATATCAGCCTTGGCATGAAGGACATCATGCTCTATATAAAGAGGCAGGTAAAAGAACAGATCAGGTTCTTTTAGGAATTCGAAATACATATAATACAAGCGATAAAGATCCACTTAAATTTAATGAGGTAAAAGAGTATATTGCTAAAGATGAATTAATGGATGGTGCAATGGTATTAAGATTGCCAAACATAACCAATATTGTATATGGTCGTGATGTAGGATATAAGATTGAGCAGGTGACACTTGATGCTAAAACAGAAGCTATATCGGCTACTCAAAAGCGCAAAGAAATTGGTATATAAGATTATGGCAAATGATAAAATGGAATGGCCATCATGAATGTAAGTAAGTCTAGATCTGCATTAAAAGCAATTACATGGAGAATAATTGGCACAGTTGATACCTTTCTTATATCTTTACTTATAACAAAGAAGCCTTTTATAGCTGCCAGCATAGCAAGCTTTGAAGTAATAACTAAAACAATTTTATACTATTTTCATGAGCGTGGATGGAATAAAATACAGTGGGGTAGAAATGAAACTATATAAAAGCAAAGATTGGCTGTATCGACGATATGTCGTTCAAAAAAAGACTATGGAAGAAATTGCAAAAGAATGTAATGTGACGGTAATGACAATTTATCGTTCTTTAAAAGAAAATGGGCTAATAAAATGAGCGTTATCTATACTGGAGGCACCTTTGACCTATTCCATTCTGGTCATGTTAACCTTTTAAAAAGATGTAAAGAACTGTCTGGAGACTGGGGCAGCGTAGTAGTTTCATTAAACACGGATGAATTCATTCAGCAGTATAAAGGAAAGCCACCAATTTGTAGCACAGAAGAAAGAATGTCTGTTCTTGAATCATGCAGATATGTGGACCAAGTAGTTTTAAATGTTGGAGGGGCAGATTCTAAAATAGCAATAGAAATTGTTAAGCCAGACTATATAGTAATAGGATCTGATTGGGCAAAAAAAGATTACTATTCTCAAATGGGTTTTACTCAAGATTGGTTAGATGAACGTGGAATTGGATTAGTTTATGTCCCATATACTAAAACAATATCTACTACAAACATTAAAGGAAGAATGTAATGAATTTCTTTTCATATATCGTTTGCTGGGACGAAGTATATAACAATGTTCTTAACATAGAAAACGATTTTACTAGCCTAAATGTACCGCATAAAGTAATCAACTCTGGCTCCAGACTTCATGACAACTGGATGAATGTAGGAGATATAAGATACTATAGGCAACTTCATAAGGCAGTAAAAGATTTTGATAGATCGTATGAATATATGTTTTGGCTTGCTGGCGATGTGAGCTATAACAATTGGTCAGATTTTATAGACAGAGCAAATGAAAGTGTTTCTTTATACAATGTCTTTGCCTATGCTCCACATTTAACAAGTGAGCCTTGGCATGAAGGATCATCAAAAATAATTAATTTAACTTTGGACAACAAGATGTTGCTATCTATACAAACAGATGGAATAGCTGTAATACTGCATAAAGATATTGTAGATATTCTAGAGAAATATTTAGATTTTGTGGCAGATAAAACAGATATAACTCAGCTAACAAGCGGGTGGGGTATGGATATGATATGGTCAGCATATTCTATATATATGAACAAATTAGTTTTAAGAGACAATATGCATATATTAAATCATCCTGCTGGAAGTAGTTATGGTCATGACCGTGCCTCTAAAGAATTAAAAATAATTTTAGATCTGTTTTATGAATTTTGTGATGATAATAAAATAGATTCAATTAAGATCAGGAATATTCATGAAAAGATTTATGGAAGAATGCAACGAAGGGAAGACTGCTTGCATGTAGATTCCTTTTATTCTACCAGCCCAGAAATATTAAAAAATACATACCCAATCAATTATCACATAATTCATATAGATGATATTAGGCTTTCAAATAGGAAATCTTTGCAAGAAGTATTGAACGGGGAAAAAATAGATATCCCATGCCTTAATGCTAAAAAAGACGGAGAGATAGACTTATTCAAACAAAATAATCCAGAATTTAAATTTGCTTGGGATGGTTTTAAATTAGGAGAGATAGGTAATTTCGGAAGTCATTATCTTGCTTGGAAATATTTAAGGCAAAGCAACTTAAATGAATTAATTGTATTTGAAGATGACGCATTAATTGATTATACATTTCACCAAAAATTTCAGACATCAATGAATCTATTGCCAAAAGATTACGATATATTTAGCATTTATGTAGACAAGAATCAGCATCCAAGGTTTGACGAATCTCAAAGAATTAGCTATCATATAGCAAAGGGTTATCAGGATTGGTCTACCTTGTGTTATGTAATTTCAAAGCGTGGAGCAGAAAAACTCTGCAAATATGTAGAAGAGATAGGATTTGATCATCCAACAGATTGGTTTATTTTTAGGAAAGGGCATCAGGGTATATTTAATGTTTATACCCTCCCACCATATATTGAGAATCCACTCAGTATAGATTCAAGATATGAATCACAAGTTCAATAGGAGCGGATATGTTAGAACCAGTATTTCCAGATTCACCTCAATTTAAATGTGAAGACTTGTATCTACTTACAGTAGGCACAGAGGCAGGCAAAGAAATTCTAGAAACCTGTCATGAAATTGCACATATGTTGGTCAAGAAGAATATTGCCTATGGTAATTCAGCTTTAGACCCTGTGCGTATATTTTCAAAGGCGGGACCAAGAGAGCAGCTTCATGTCCGTATTGATGATAAATTAAATAGATTAATGAAGGGCACAGATTATCCAGGAGATAATGATATTGATGATCTTATTGGATATTTAGTACTATTAAAGATTGCCAAGCAAAAATCTAGTTGATTTTTTAGTCAACTAAGATTATAATGTATATATATGGACATTGAATTAGCTGATCATTTTGATCGCATGAATAAGGTGGTTGAGGAGTTACTTAAAGGTAATAACCCTACCCAGATTGCCACCGTCACGGGCTTTAAACGTGCAGAAGTATTAGGATACATAGATGAGTGGAAGCAGGTCGTTAGAAGCGATTCTGGAGCTCGTGACAGGGCAAAAGAAGCCATCTCTGGAGCAGACCAGCATTACGCTATGCTCATTAAAGAAGCTTGGAAAACTGTAGAAGATGCAGATCAGGCTGGACAGCTAAATGTTAAAGCCACTGCCCTAAAACTTATTGCAGATATTGAAGGCAAAAGAATTGGAATGCTACAAGAGGTTGGCCTGCTTGATAATGCTGAGCTGGCGACGCAAATGGCAGAAACTGAGCGGAAGCAAGAAGTGCTGGTTAAGATTCTTAAAGAAGTAACTGCAACCTGTCCTAAATGTAAAATGGAAGTTGCAAAGCGATTGTCGCAAATAACTGGAGTTGTTGAGCCAGTTGTAATTGATGCAGAGGAAGCTAGTGGATCTTAACTTTAATGATCTCATTGATATCCTAGATGGAGAGGAGTTTGATGAAAGACCAGTCGATCTTAGAACATTCGTTACAAGCCAAGACTATCTCGGACTACCCCATCTTTCGGAGTACCAATATACGCTCATTGAAAAAAGCTCACAAATCTATAAAGAATCCACTCTTATTAAATTATTTGGAGAAGAAGAAGGTAGACGTCGTTATAAGCAAACATGTAACGAAGTCATTGCACAATTAGGCAAGGGTAGTGGTAAAGACTATTGCTCAACCATATCAGTAGCATACATAGTTTATTTACTATTATGTCTTAAAGATCCTGCTACATACTATGGAAAACCACCTGGGGACTCAATAGATATTCTTAATATTGCTATCAACGCACAGCAAGCTAATAATGTTTTCTTTAAAGGATTTAAAACACGTATTGATAGAAGCCCATGGTTCATAGGCAAATATGAGGCCAAGGCCTCAGAGATGAAATTTAATAAAGCTATTACCGTACACTCAGGACACTCAGAGCGTGAAGCCTGGGAAGGATATAACGTAATTCTAGTAGTATTGGATGAAATTTCAGGTTTTGCCACAGAGAATACAACAGGCCATGATCAAGCTAAAACAGCAGACGCTATTTACGACATGTATCGTGCTTCAG